TCCGGTAGGACCTGTTTCACCTTTAGGACCTGTTGCACCCTTATCGCCCTTGTCCCCTTTGTCGCCCTTAGAAACATGCTTAAGCCAATCTGTGGCGGTTTCACTTGGTTCTTGATTGGTTTTATCTTCAATACATATATATGTACTCCCGTTATGTGTAACTTCGTCATAATAGAAATATGTTCCAGATTTCCATTCCCCTTTGAATGCCGTTACGGGCACTTCTGTAACCCCATCTTGCGAAAGTTGTTTGATGGTTCCAGACATATAGATATTGCGTAAATACGCACTGTGTCCGGTCATATCAAGACCGAATAGCTTTAAGTTAGACAAGTCGCCTAGCTGCATAGCAATCATACCTACCTTTATTTCCCAATCGCTCACGCCTACAAGATAACGGGAATAGCTTTGAGTTGAGTAGCTAGACCTTTGACGATCCGCATTTGTGAAGTTACCATACGCAACGAAGTGCATTAGCTTAGCAGGATGACGAGAAGCGCCACTTCTAAGCACGTATTTAAAGGTCGAATTACTCAGTTTTTCGGTAATACGAAAATAGGCGGTCTGGAATCCTGTTTGGTTGTTAAATATGCCTTTACAAATATCATCCACTGCCAAGCTAGCCAACTCGCCCGGTTCCAGTTTAAGTGTAATGGTTTGGCTTGACGTATTTACTGATTCTATTATACCGCCGCCCGGTGCGTTCCATTCTTCCCCGGCTATAACAGACACACGGTTATATCTTAGTTCGTCAGCCTCTAAAAATTCATTAACACGAAGCGATTTAAACTCTGCATCACCGGAAGCCTTGATTATCCATCCTAGCAACTTAGACGCATAATTAGCAGAGGAAATATCACCGGAAAACTTTGCGATACAAGCTGTCAAAGTCCCTATAACATCAATCCCACCTTTAAAGTGAATTAATTTTTCGGCAGTATCTTCTACAACTTTACTTAAATACTTTGCATCCGCGACTTCTTCCGTAGATACCTTGTGTAGTTTAAAATGATTCCTGCCATCCTCTTTAGAGATCGTTTCATCTTCAACCAAAAGATATAAACTCTTATCGCCTTTTACCGATATTGCCTGACCAAAATAGGGTACATAAGCCTCTGCATCTGTGTTACGTGCATATCTTAACGCATCTTCCATACTGTTCCAAGTATCAGTTGCATCGATGGGACGATCCGATGTCCTCCGATATTGGATCGCCAGACTAGCACCCGGTATATTTAAAGATGCTAAACCGGATAACAGGACATTAACTAAATTATCTTTATTCATTGTCATATAGTCTTAAAAGTAAATGTATCAGCGTCATTTGTCATAACAGATTTTATAACCCACATCTTATATGTAATCGCTTCACTACCGTTTGCTCCTTCTACCTTGATCTCGGAAGGTCCAGTACAAACGCCTGTATCCTCTATAAAATTACCCGGATAAGATGTCAATGTTAGTTCTTTTATCGTATCAGCCGGAATACAGATCACAAACATTTTCCACTGTCCTACAGGAAATTTATATATCCCTGCACCCTTATACAAGCCATTGGATAGTAACGAACGAACTTCCAATGAATTAGAAGGAATAGAGCTGCATACACCCGCAAACCATTTACGGAGTACATTAACACTAATCTTACTATTCAAAGTTATTTCGTCCAAATCATCACTCGCGGCAAAAACAGCCGTAGCGGTGTAGGTTTCTCCCTTCGTATAATTCCCTGTAAGACGACGTATTGCTGTTTGTGCAGCATTGACTTCCGAAGAGAACTCTAGTACATTCTCTTCGTTGTCATCATAATACGATTTAATCATAGCGCCGTTATCGTTGCGTGTTGCCGTATAAGTAAGTATACCCTTTGCCGATCCGTATTCTACATCGTTTGCTGTCGACAGCTTGCCTACAAGTGTAGCAGGAACAGGTTTATATAGCATTTTGCGAAATATTTGCTCATACCCCGTACCCTGCTTAAAGATAGCGCCCGGTGATATGTGCCCGGTCTGAGGCGCATTGACACGAATTTCTTTTGTTAATCCCGTATCGGAAACAGGACCGGAACTAGAAGAAGATTGAGAACCACCCCCGGAATTAAATATAGTAGTCCCGACGGGATAGTTCTTTGATCGTGGCAATGCAGGGATAGCCTTATTCTTTATTTGTATAGCCATTAGTTTGTATCATTTTACAGGTGAACTGTTCTGCCGCAAAGTCTATTTCACCACCTGTAACGATGAAGTTTTTCCCATTCATATAATTGTCTGAAATCACAGATATAGGTGTAATAGATTCGCTATTCTTTAATACCTGTGTTAGCTTTATTTTGGTAGCTCCGTATTGGTTAATTATCCTTCTTATTAGTTGTTCTTCTGGACGTACTAAAGCGTTTTCGATGGATGAATAAAGATTATCCCTTAAATAGTCACTCCCTAACATTACCTTACTGTAACACGCTCCGTCATTATTGTAACTTGATATTTTAAATTCTATTTCATCAAGAGGATTAATATAGCTTTCATTCACTACATTCTCATAAATCCGATCCGAATTATTCTCTTCGATGTTATTATTATCTATGACCTTCTTTTTAAAATCTATTTTTATATCTTTTAAGAAAAAGCCATATCCGGACACTCCTTCCGGGAGCCATACCTTTTTTAAAATTTCAAATTCTAATTGTCCGAACAGATTAATATTGTTCGGAATCTCGATCACGTATCCGACCAAACCTTCGTAGGGCATACTTAGAGTTTTAGTATTTTCGTTTTTTACCCATTCATCCGGCTTCTTTAATTTAAAGTCCAAATCAAAAGTCAAATCTAGTCCCGTCGGTTTTGTAGTGGATTTAACCCAACCATTATTAGTGTAGTAGTAGTCACCTACAATTAATCTACATGCTATCTCCGTGCCAAAGACACCACCAGAATTATATTTCTCATACGATGTCATATTACTAGCATTCAATGGATGACTATATGACATACTGATACCGAAAGCTCCATCAAAGTACTTAATTGGCTTATTATCTTTAAATTTCAATAGAGGCGATCCGGTTCCTAATTGTTTGGGAACCGTTATCATTGGTGGCTTCCAATCTGGGTCCTCTTGTTCGTCACCTGTGGGCGGAACAGTGCTCGGATACGTGTAGTTGTAATCCGATACTAATTTAAACTGATAAAGATATTCCCAATTATAATCAGAGATATTTGGTTTGCCGTCATTCACTTCGTACTCGCACCTCTTAGCACAATAACCGCCTAGAAAATATCGTGTAGGTTCGTCTATGTACACATTGGTTACGCTCTCGTCTACTAAATTACAATAAGGCTTATTATCATTGAGATTCTCATAGCGTGGGAGTTTAAACACCTTGCTCTTTAGATACTGCCTTGTTTCATAATACTGTTTATAATTATAGGTTTTCCTTTCAGCAAACGTACTCAACTTCTTAAATTCTTCCTCCGATATAATATCATTGTAACAATAATTACTACACTTTATTGTCGCTTTGTTATAACCGGGAAGAATATCAAGGAAGTGCTCTGAACCCGCATAACCAATCTCGGAAACTTTGAATCGGTTAGGGGACTGCTGAGTAAAAGATGTCATATCAAGATTGTACTCGTGATATGTTCCTTTGTGGTCTACATCAACAAAATATAAATTTCCCAACCAATCTACACAGGTCCAATTCAAAAACTTACAAGTTTCTTCTAAAACCTCTTTTAATGTCATCGCCTTGTCATCCTCGTCAAAGAAGTTTTGTTCGCTGATCGTTAACTCCTTTAATATGTTTGATTCTTTATTATAACTAGATTGATCTTTAGCGTACACATGAGGAATAAAGACGGAGGAATAACACCCGCGAGACTCAGATATGAACATTTTTAATAACTCCCAGATGCTTATAAAACTTCTAGTATCACTCCTACCCTGCTTATAATTGATATATTCTAGCGTACCCATTGCAGAAATGCAGTCTATTTCTAGCTCGAATTTGGTAGATGTGTAATCCTGCGTATAAAGTTCCGGTTTTACAAATCCCGTCCAGACAATGTTATTTTCACGTTTAAAATTCACCCTATACTGTTGATACCCGGTAGAATATAAACTTTGCAAATAATCACCACCCACAACACGAATCACCGCTTTTGAGAATCGAGTAGGAATATACAAGAAATCTTCGTCCTCAATCGAAACAGAGAAAGGAGAACTACCACTACCGACCAACTCAACAGAATCGCCCGTATAGTTTTCCTTTTGTATCTCAATCAAATAAGAAACTTCCTTTCGAGATTTGAAAGGAAGTGTGTATATTGTACCGTAGTTTACCATAGTCTTTTACCTGTTTTCTTGATGTGATTATGTAATGCTAAAAATATGCGATCTCCTTTTATTTCAACATCGCTATATAAGCGAATATCATCGTTTCCACTCGGTGCTATTTTCTGCGATAGCGAACCGTATAAACCCGAATTAAGCATACGAAACAGATTACTTTGCTGCGACCCGTTCAATATCATTTCGCCGCTATTCAATAAAGCCGGAACTTTATCGCCTGTAAATGATGTGCCCGGAACAATACCACCCGTTGCATACTTCGGCATACTTGACATAGCGGCAATAATAGCAGCAACACCCGCCAAACCTAGAGCAATACCGACAAAGGGGATTCCTGCGTGAGCTTTTAAAACCTCACCCCCTGCTGCCGACATATTCGCGATTGCACTTTTACGCGCCGTTTCCGCTTCTACCTCATTTGCACCCGCCATTTCAAGTATCTTCGGAATAGCTTGCCCGACAGTTGACAGGAAACTAACTCCCCATTGCAGGACGGAAGCCGTATTATCATCGAATAGACCCGACATACTCCCAACGACTCCACTAATATTTGCAAGCGATTCGGCATACTCTTGATTCAAGTCTATATCTTCTTTTTTAAAGAGTGGATCATGCTTAGGTAACTTAAAATCTTTTCCAGTATTCCCATGTGTCGGAACTTTATCGTATGTAGGCTTTATAGGAATCGGCAAGGCGCCGTCTTTCATTTCGCCGTGAGCAATTTTGAACGCCTCCTGATCGACTACAAATTTGAGTTTAACCTTCTTTTGTTCTAGCTCGTTTATCGTTGCTTGAATCGTTGCACGCGCTTGCATGTCGGTTTCAGCAATAAGTTTCTTATTTAGATCAGAGATTTCGGAGTCATGCCAAGCGATAGAACCCTCTTTAGATTTTTCTTTAGGCGGATTTCCACCTGTACCAGATTGAGAGGCGCGATTTGCTGCTTTAGTCATACTAGATAAGTTTCGACCTGCCGCCTCTGCCGCCGCCGAGACATTGATCAAATTCTGTAACCATTCATCACTCTTCTTTACTAAAATCGCGTTATATTGTATTGCATCTTGATACTTTGCCAACATCGGGCTTATTGCCTCTCCTAAAGCTTTTGCGTCTGTAGTCGCAACTGTGTGTACATTCATCCCAGAACCAACAGTTTCGTAAGTTGTGAATTTGGCTTTCAAACGGTCGTATTCATCTACGAAGTCTTTGTACTGTTTTGCTAATTGTGCCTTTTGTTCATCACCTGCTGAAGATACGTCTAATTTTAGCACTTTATCTATGTCTATCCCCGAAACATCCACACCGTCAAGCCCTATAGCAGCCTTTACCATCGCCCGTACCGCATTATTACTCCTTCGCTTGTATTGCCCTACGATTTCCTCTTGGTCTTTCAACGTCTTGTCTAATAGCTCCCTAGCTGCTTTCTTTTGTTCTTCCGTTGAGTCCTTGTCTTTTAAGATAGTTATTTGCTCCTGTAATATTGCTTGGTTCTTTGCGTCGAAATAAGAAAATGACATTTTAGTATTTCCTAATTGATCCATCGCGTTGTATGCTTCCCGCGCTAGCCGTATAGTTTCGGATAATCCGTTCATGAACGGTGTCCAGTCTCCACTACCGATAGAGTAAAAAAATTGATCCACACCACCTTTTAAGCCATCCATAGTACGGGCGTATTCATCCCCTAGCGTCTGACTGCTATTCATTACTTTATTGAACCCTTCCGAAGCAGTTACAGCAATACTGAGAACTCCGGCAAACTTCATAACTCCCGATACTGCAACGCCGGACATTTTAGCGATGTCGCTTTGAAACCCGTTTACATTCTTCTTCGACTTATTTAGATTCGCGTCAAAGTCATTTGTTTTAAGCAATAATCTTGTTACTATATCAGACATCTTTATTCGTGTTTAATTGTGATTCTAATGCTTTCGCTTTAGCTCTAAGCCGTTTCATCTCCTCGTTAGTTACGCTAGTATCTTTCTTCTCTTCTTCATCCCACGGGAAGCGGAGTATGTCGGTTTGCTTTAGCGTCTTTGTGCTATTCGATTGTGCTATGATGTAACCTAGCAATCTAGTTTGCTCCCATGACTCGCGATTGCGTCGATTCAATCCGTCTAGAAACGATTCGACCTCGATAAAGCTCATTTTATCGAGGAAGTAATCAGGAGCGATACCGCCCTCTCCGACAACACGCGAATAGAGTTCGCGGATACTTACTGCTTTTTCTTCCGCGTCGTCACCTTCTTTTTTTTTACGTCATTTCCTGCCGATTGCGAACGTAGTTTGATCTCATCCAAAAGAAGTGTTTTAAACTGATTGAATAATGTCAGATCGCTTTCGCACGAATCTATAAACTCGTCAAATTCCATTGTGAACGATTCGTTATTTGCAAGTAGGAACGAATAAAACAAAAGAAATTCGTCTATCATTTTACCGAATTGGAACGGATAGCCGGATAGATTTTCAAAGATAAAAAATGCTCGAAGCGAGTATTTTAAGACGAAGTCCTTTCCGTTAATTGATATTGTTTTCATTGAATAATAATTTTAGAGCGGCAAAGCGCCGCTCATGATTACTTACTAGTGGGTACGGTAGTTTCTTTTTTAAGCGGTCCCGTACCTTCAAAGGAAATTGAGAAAGTCGCTTTATCTCCATCTGGTGCATTCGCTTCTAATGAAGTAATAACCGCCTTTCCTGTGTAGGAACCGGGAGAAAGCGTCCACCCCGCAGTGGGCATTTCGTTTTCATTCGCATTAGCTATAACGCCAAAATTCAACGTAATAGGTTTATGTTCAATAAACAAGGCAAACAACTTGTCGTAGCTATTCGCGTCAGCGTCAGCACTAAACAAGTTATCACTCGAAGCGTTCCAAGACAGTTTTTTAATGTCCTTTTCCGTCCAAATGCCGGAGTCCTTACTTTGCGTGTCGATAGTTTCAGCCGACAAACCTAATTTGCAGGAAGTCGCCAAAGCTAGCGCCTTAGCCTCTACAAATAACATTAGGTCTTTTCCTAATACTGCTTTTGCTTTACTCATAATTTTAATCGTGTTTTATTTGTTAGTTATTCTGTTTTAAAAGAAAATACGAGACGTTGAATGAAAGTATCTTCAATAAAATCTTCGTCCGCACTCATTAACTTTGCGTCGATCACATCGAAACCGTCGTAGCTTCCTCGCTTGTTCTCTAATGCCTTGCGCACTTCCTCCGCGATAGTAATAGAGTTCAGATAATTGTCGCTAGCAACGGCGATCTCAACCGAAACAGCATCCCCAGTCCCGTAACGATCTTTGGTGTACTCTGGAACTAGAGAACTACGTTTGTAGATTACGAACGGAAAAGATGTTTCCGTTTTGGTTGAGATCGCATAGATTTTATCAGTAACCAACTTTGCCAACTCCGTAGAATCGCTTAGTTTCTTATATACGTGTGCGCCTATTGATAAACTCATTTCTTTTTATTTGCTACTTTTATAATTGAATCAATAATATTCTTCTCTAGTGAGTCCTCCGCTTCTTTCTGCTTCGATTTGACCGCATTAGAAAAGAAGTGAGAAGCATTTATAATACCTCTATTCGCTCCTTTTTTGGTAGCTCGTTCTTTCGTTCCAGATTCAAACCATTTCAGCATATATGCTCGCGATCCTTTCTTTCGTCTGTCGATTAAGTCAACACGTGCGCCGGAGGCATTACGGTAAACAGCTATGTTTATCTCATTCTTTAACGGCTTGAATGTCAAACCATTCTTCGTACTCGAAAGCTCCGCGTCTGTAACAGCAGAAACTAAATTTTCCTGCGCCTGTTTGCGAATGATGAGAATAGACCTTCTTAATGCTGATTTAATCGCTTTCTTTGCTTCATCATCATTCAAGCGATCCAACAACTCGTTTACCTTTTTTGTATCTACCTCGACGCGATACAAATTCCGCCCAGTATAGTTTTCATTACTCATTGATTACCTCCGCTTCTATGACCGTTGCCTGCTGCTTCCGATCGTGATTGATAGATAGAATCTTATATTTCTGCCCGTCGTATTCGATCCGCATTTTAGCGTTGACCTCTTTACAAATGCGAATCATTATCGTGTTTACGGTCGTATTATAGATTTCGCCGTTAGCCTCTTTTCGTGCACCAGACTTAAAACGGATATACGCACGCTTATCGAATACTTTCACCCAACTTTCAGACGTACCGCCGAGGCTATCCCGGATTGATTCACTACGATAAAAGCCGATCATTTCGTTTAATAATCCCGCTTGCATTATGTGTATCGCTTTAAAGGTTGCAGTAATAGTTCTACGTGTCCCGGTATTACTTGCGGTGTGGCAAATGTAACCGATTCACGATTAGCATAATAGTTCGCAATAAGTATGCGGATTGCGTGCCAAATACGACGATCAATTTTCCCCTCCTTTGCAAAACCTTCCAACGGAGCGTTTAAATACGCCTCTATTGCAAGTTGAACGGGTTCAATAAGTTCGGTTATATATGTATCGTCCGTATCAAAATCGACATTTAAATGCTGTTTGAGTTCTTCGAGTGTTACGTATTGTGGCATAATTATAAGTATGAAAAAAGGCTAAGGCTATGAAGCCAAAGCCTTTTCGTTTTTAAGTAGTTAGTAGTGTGTTATGCTTTTGCAACCGCTTTCTTCTTCGCGATTGCGAATGCCTCTGGGCGAGCTACAACAATGTCATACTTTGAGTTTAGCGTAAACTTCGTTTCGTTAGTGTCTGCTAGAGTCACATCGTCAATAGTCATTCGAATTTTTCCCCATTGACCGATACCAACGTTCGAAAAGACACCGAAGCCGAGTTCATCCGCACCCATGTAATTAGTCATGTACACCGGATAGCCATTCATCATCCCGTCTTTAAGAACCATTTCGGGAGAACCTTTTTCAATACGTGTAGTTTTTAATTTACCGCACATTTTCGGACTGCAAATATATGCTGCCGTTCCGTCAGTAACATCTACGTTTTCATCCATTACTGCGGTTTCTAGCGCTACAACGTCCTCGAATGTGGGAGCAACTTCATACTCCACTGTTGGAGAATCTTTCACAAACACACCTTTTGAGGCAAGTCCCTGCTTTTCTCCGGCAAACATAATCTTATTTAATGTACGAGCAGTTGACAAAGACAATTGTTTAACGGTGACATCAAACAAAGCATCGTTTGTCTGATCAATTGCGTCGTTAGACAATGGGATAGAAATACCCAAACGCCACGGATGCGCCTTTAAATTACCAATATCCAGTTTTGTCGGATTTATTTTGGTGTTCTCGCCTTCAATTGTAGCTTCTACAGCCGCCAATGTCGGAAACATCAATTCGCCAATCAAACCGTATTGCATCTTAATACCCAACTTATTAACAATAAGCCCCTTTTCAAGCGGTTCGATAATATCGCCGATTGTTGTCGGGATCATCGGAGCGGCATCGGTTGAACTTGTTCTTACAGGATCACCCTCCGCACGCATAGAGAAATTAAGCCCCTTTGCATCAGCAAAATTCCCGTATTCTTCCAAAGAACGATGATTGCAAACGTCATATAAAGCCTTTGCAAAGATAGCTCTTTTGTTTTCTGGCAAAATTGCAGATTTGCTACTTTCCAGACTTCTAAGAGTCTCGTCAATAACGATCTGATTTTTACGAGTCATTAACTCGTTGAATTTAGTCTGTTCTTCGTCTGTCAGACTTCTTTTTTCTGTTTTTGCTTGTGATAACAGATTTCTCATTTGCTCTTTAAGCAGAGCTACTTCTTCAAGTTTTGTCATGTCAAATAAATTTTTCTAAGTTTTCTATTTCGGATAAATAATCACTATTTGTGTCACCATTAAGAAGCTGTTCTATATTTTCAAGGCTTCTAACTGTTACATCTGTACCAAAAAAGGCAGGGTCTGAAACAGGGGAAATATCAGATATATAATCAATCTTGTGTACTGTACGCAACAGCATCCCATCTTTCATCGTATATGAGACTTTACTTTTATCCTTATCATCAGTGTAATAAGCGAAAGACGATCCGAATATGTCTCCCCGTTTTATCATTTCATAAGCAAAATTCCCGTCGCTAGTACATGGAGCCTCGAATCGGTATTTCAAGCCATATTCATCAAAATTTAATTCGAGTGACCCGGAACCGTAACGGCATCTAGCCAAAAGCCTATGTTTATCGTGTTCTAGTACCGCCTTTATATCACATCGGGTTATAAGTTCTTCGGTTGCTGCACCATGTTCGATAACCTCAATAAAAAAGCGTTTCCTTTCCTCGTCATACATCACACGACTTTCTTTCCCAAAAACAACAGCGTACCCCTCAATAATTCTACCCTCCGATAATTTGGGTGCGCCTAGCTCTGTAAAACTCCTTATTTCCATTGCTTTTTACTCTATGTTTTTTCGTTTGTTTTTGGTAGCTCGTCTTTTTCTCTACTAATCTCACCTTTAATCTTAGGAGAGTCAATCGGAGCAACATTACAAGACATAAACGCAATGTCACCGCCATTTATAGGCGCTTTATCTTCACGGCTTACACGCCATTCGTTCACCGTAGACACGCCATATTGTATTTCCTTCTCCATACAAGCCGTTTGTGTGGCTATGTCTGTTTTATACAAGGCTTTACGATCAAATTCTATTTTATAAATACCAGAAACAGTTCTAGGTATCAACTTTGCGTTAAATTCAGCCTCGATCCGACACAATATAGGATCGAGTGTGTCAGACAAGAACGCGACTTGACTCATTTCGGAAGCCTTGTAATTGGTAGATTGTCCGGCAAATACCTTGTCTGGGTGAACACCATAAAAACGGCAAATATCAAATACGGAAAACTTTTTAGTTTCTAGTAGCTGAGCGTCAGCCGGAGTTATTGAAAGTTGTGTAAAAGTCATGTCCTCGCTCACGGAAGTTATATCCCTCCCGTTATTAAAGTCTTTTTCCACTCGGTCCGCTACGTCGGAAGTCTGTTTATCGCCAACAGAAGAAAGTCCCTTTCCCCCACCTTTGACACCAGAAATAATACCTTTAATCTTACTCCCATTCTGAAAAGTACGCAAACTCTGATTATCAGCACTAGCAGAAACCGAAAGAACCGTGCTTGCATACGTGATCGTGCTAACACCTGTATACCCACCATCGAGACTCTTATTTTTCAGATGGATAATACTTTCAGCCGGATAAGTACCGTATATCCTATTTATTACATCACAAATAGTATATTCGTCTCTGTATATATCGTATGTAACAGAGTTATTTGAGCAAAGTATTAATTCTGCCGTATCCCCGAACATTCTCTTGATAAAGATATATGAATTACCACGATTAACCATTTGAATAATCGCATTGCATATTAAGTCGTAACTGTTCATGCGCTTATTCGGTTTTTTAGTCAGCAGATAATGCAACTCGTTTTCGGCATCTACTTTGTAGTTTCCGGCATCTTCTTTACGTTTGATGTATAGCGGCAGAGAAGCAATAGTACCAGAAAGAATATCGGTACATCTAAACGCAGTCGATAACCGCATAGCCTGTTCGGGAGACTTTACCGAAACTGGTTGTTCCCTAGCTGTTTTATCTCTAACTTCTACTATTTTTTCCTCTTCGGACGGTAGAGATCGTTTTTCCTCTCTGTTGCGTCCTATTCTTAAATTAAGTTCAAATGCCATAGTCTTATCGTGTTACTCGGTGTAATTATTGAATAAATGAAATGTCATTAGGTTTGTTATCGTCGAATCAATTTTTGCGTTATGCGTTTTCTTGACTGGCTTTTTATTCATATTCCTATCTTCGTCTAGCACTGCGTTTGAGAAGCAGTACGGCGTAATAGGGTTCGGATCGAATGTGAGTTTATTTCGATATAAGGCAAGTTCAAACGATTCTATCGGACTCGTAAACGTCCCGTATGTCTGTTTGACAGGCTTAATATATTCGCTTGCACTACCGACCGAATAAGAAAGTAGATTCACAAATTCAGCCGATTTATACGGATCATAACCGATACCCATAATTTGCAAATACTTCGCCCGTGATAATATATCGTTTACTATTTGCTGATAGTCGATAATATCGCCATCGCAAAGAATCAAATACCCTGCTTCCGCCCAACCTTCGTAGAGTTCCCGATTCGGATGATCCTTTAAAGCTCCTTTCGGAAAATAGTAATCCGTATACGAATGAAAAGAGCCGCTTTCTTTCGAATAGATATTATAAGTAACCGAAGAAAAGTCGTCTCGAACGGATAAATCAACCGCCGCCATTGTTAACGGATAAGTACCGATATTCTCTATTCTAACACCTTTGAATCGTTCTTCGATCTGCTTCGCCTCAATCCATTTCGTCGTCGAATCAACTGCAAACACATTAAGTAACTTCGTCCGAAACTCCAATGCGTCCGGCGCACTGTATAAAGCCTTTTGATAGGCGTCTATATAGAAATCCTCGTAAACAGTTATACCCATGTGTGGCTGAACCTTTCGCCATGTCGCCGGGTCCCCTTCTTCGTCGTCTATATCCGGTTCAAAAATGTGCGCAAATATCGAATCGTTTTCGATCTCACCGCGTAGGATCGCTTTATACATTTTCAGCATCTCCACAAACGGTGCTGTTTCTTTGTCAGAGGCGGTCGTAATTACTACGGTTAAAGGGTTGAGCCGTGCACCCATTGAGGACGTTAAAACGTTCTTCAACGCGGCGCTATCGGCTTGTGAATACTCGTCTACTATTACCATGCTTGCGTTAAGTCCGTCTAATTTATCCGGGTTAGAGGCAAGGCAACGGGCAAAAGAGGTTTTTCCCTTTATGCGGTTATATATGATTTCTCGATTAATTTTGAAGTGTCTAAACTTCGGATCGAGAGACTTTAAAATATTACGTATTTCGTCAAAACAGACTTTCGCTTGATTGTATGAGTTTGCGGCTACATATGTTTGTGCGTTCGCATCACCGAACAACAAATCGTTAATCGAAAGACTCGCTACGCTTGTTGTCTTACTGAATTTACGCGGGACGAATAAAAGAGCTTCACGAATCAAACGTTTGTTTGTGCCGGGCTTGTAAAACGCAAGAATGTTAGAGAACTGAAACACCTGTATCGGAGTCAGTTTGTATCTAGTCTTTCCCTTTGTGCCGGAGAACTTCAAACGCTCGTAAAACGTGACGAACTTCTTAACTTCCTTGATGCGAAATTCGTATTTATCAAGGAATGAAAAGAAGCGACGAACGGCTAGTAACTCATAAAGATTGTGTGCGTTTGGGTTATTAATGCAGCCCTTTATATACACGTTTAATCTTTCGTCCGCCTTACCTAGCTTATATGAATCAACGTCGATATTATGCAAATCGGAGATAACCGACTGCTTTAATGTAATCAGTTTATCTCTAATCTCCTTCTCCATCGCGATCTATCTTATCTACCTCGTTTATTAAGTCGTTCACCTCGTCATCGTCAGACGCGGACAAAGTTTGTAGTGTCAAGCCAAGTTCCCGCAACTGTTTGCGAGTAACTTCGAGCGCATCAAATAAAACTTTGAAAGCCGGATGCGCCACGAGCTTCTTATTTCCTTCGCGAGAAACTTCCGTAACAAACGAACGTTTCTTCTTTGCTATGTCATTGAGAGCGATCTTAAACGCAATGTAAGAACCAGCACAAAGAGTTATACACAAATCCAAATCAGATGTGTATGTTCCTTGCGAGTTCATCGCGGCGCGAATCTTTTCTTTTATATCGTCTAAATCACTCATTTTTATATGCGTTTTTGCATATATGAAAAGATCGCAAGTATTTGGTAGCGCGGAAGTTCGAGAAGAAAAGCTCACCCCCCAACGAGCACCCCCTCATTTCAAAAATTGCTCGCGCGTGTAAAAACAGGGTGAGGTGGGTTTAGTGTATCACGTTAAAAAACAAAAAACGCCCCCCCCGCAATGAGGTAGAGCGATTGCATTAAATATGACAAAAGGTATCAACCTTTATTCTCAAGCGACTTCTTTAGGTCTTCTGAGACTCTTGTTGCAGCTTCACCGCGCAGAAGTTTCATATATTCTTCAAAATGTATTAAAACATCCGAACCGCTATCTTCTCCTAACAAAGCACCACTTATTATAACATTAAAGTTTATATTATCTTTTGGGCTACTAAGATGAATTAGATTTATGTATTTCTTATCAGAACGTAGTAGAATATTCAACTCTTTAAAAGCTTCATTTTCATACAATAAAGAAATTATCGTTTCTTTCATTATCCAACCAAATCCTGCATTATTTTGCATTATAAATCTATCTGATGCTTCACGTGATCCAATAACTTCAACTTGCAACAACAATGATTTTTTCTCTTTAATGTACCATGTTACAAAATCAATTTGCATAATAAATACATTGTTATCATCTAACATCCAATTTACTCCATAATCAATAACTGACTCTGGATTTGTACTTCTTCCCATATGCTCCGATATTAATTCCGCCAAAGACCTCAACAAAGAGTTCATACCGTCATCAAAATTCTTTGTAAAATCGGCATATAACTTTTCTTTCAAAAAAAGAGGAATATCGCACTTTTCAATAAGAATCGGGATTACAATAACTTTTCTTTCTTCAAGTTCCCTCATAATGGCAGACTTCAACTCACGTTTACACCACTCACTCTCTAATGAATTATTAGACAACACAACCAACAGGTAAGAAGCTTCTGCTATTCCTTCTTGAATTTTATCAAGCAATGAATCGCCTGGTTTCATTGCCCATTTATCAAGCCACACATTAATCCTTCTTTCAACTAATTCCTTCGATAATTTATCAACAAAATCACTATCAATTGTTGAATAACTAATAAATACGCTCATTATATTTGATTTAAATTAATAATTATTTTCAAACAATCATTTTGTATATATTGCACAAAAATCATCTCCTTTCCAAAAACTTATTTTTAATATATAGACTATACAAATATAAAAAAGATTCTTGTAATCTTTGCTCATTAACTACAAGAATCTTATACAAATAAAATCTATTCCTTCAAGAAATTTTCTACAAACCGTTCCGTTGCCCTCCGATTATTTGCCTGTATCGCCTCCTTCGAATGACTAAAAGCGCACCGATGTATCTCGGAGTGGCACGCATGGCAAAGGCTCTGCAAATTGTTATAATCAAACATTAGCTGCCTCATTCCGAGTTCATGCGGTACGGATTCAACAGGTGTCTTGTGATGCACTTCCGTTGCGAGTGTGCTTAGATCGTTCGCCTCGCACACTTCACAAATCGGATTGTTTCGTAGTTTCTCGGCTCGAAGCTGTTTCCATCGAACCGAATTTATCATCTTAATGTAAAACGGATTTCTACTCATAATTCATCATAACTAAAAAGAATCTTATCACATTGATAACAGTCGTGCAACTCCTTTCGTGTCGCCTCGATGTCGCCTGTTTCTATCTCAACTAAATGCGTCTCGGACACATCGCCCGATTTACACTGAATGCGTCTAATTATATACATAATGTTTCGATCCGGTCTAATCCGTTAATAAGTAATCTAATCCGTGCGCAATTCCCGTCGCATCGAGTCGATTGCGTCTCCTGTTTATGTATCCGGCTCGCACAACCTTTGCAGTTCTTTGACGGGCACATTTGTTTATACACTTCGATAGCTTGCCGCCTCGTTTCCTCTCTCTGTATCCGTGCCGCTTCGATAGCTACTTTTCGGATTAAGCCACGCGAGCGGATGCGCTCGCGTGTGGCTTGTTCGATGTACTGTTTTACTTTACTCATTTTGCCGTGTTGTTTTTAGGTTTGTAATTCCATCCGTTTAATTTATATACTTTACGTCTCGCTTCTTCTTGTGTTATCGCATCGTCTATCTTCGTCGCTGATCCGTCCGACTCTCTTTGATAAATATTGAAGTGTCGGAAGCGAGGCGAATAGTAGTACTTTGGTTCATTCTGTACTTGATTCATTTCTTTATTGTTATACTCCAATTATCTCATCATTGATACGAAATATGCTATCACTCACAAAATCGTATATCTTATACATAAGTTCCGGTTCTTCCTTTTTCGGAGAATATACCATTACCCTTTTACCTGTACCTTTCATCCATCCAGCTTCTGTGTTCGCCGATCGACCACAAGGAAGAACCATAACACAGACATCCGCCCACTTCATACCGTTAAAATCCGAATCAAATCCTTTTTGTGCAATCGGATGATTAAGAGCTTCACGATATTGTTCTGTTGTCCAGTTCTGCCAGTTAGGATCTATATCAGACCATTGGAAGCCACCATTACCATGAGGGGGATTCTTAAAATCGTAAACCTCATGTCCTAAATCACGGAGAATATCTACAACGTCCTGTTGAAATACATTTCTCCAACTACTTGCTACATAAATTTTTGCCATAATTTTTTCTTCTTATATTAATTACCTATTTTTGCTAAAAATAAAATTAGTTACCATGAATTTACATGATGCCATTATTCAAGTATTAAAAAAAGCGGGTACTCCACTAAGTTGTCGGGATATAGCAGATATAATCAACAAAGACCAATTGTATAAGAAAAGGGATTTATCTCCTATTAAAGGCGGGCAAATTTCAGCTCGAATAAATCAATATCCATATCTGTTTAAAGTTGATAGAACCAGTAAACCAATACTTGTTTCTCTACCTTGATTGTTGATTTGTTGATAATCCTTAAGAATCTTCACTCCATTTTATCCCTTACTTATTGAGTTTGTATCAATAAAAAGTGTAAAGCCGGAATCTTCGTTCATATATACCTTAGCGCATACATCGCACTATACTCCAGTATACTATTTCTTCAAATACTGCCATGATATTTATTTTATATTTATATATTTGTAAATTCAAAAAATATGATATTAAACAATGAAAAATCAAGTTTTCAATTCTTGGGAGATAATCAATGAAATGACAATCATTAAGAAAGCTGATTGGAGTTTCTTTAAATACAATGGCTCTGGTATTCCTAAAGCAACCAGAAATTATTGGAATATCAATAACTTATCATCTGGAGAGAAACTACATATCATTTTAAATTATAAAGGGGTAGAATATGAATCATATATTGTTATAGATAAAACAAGATTCCAGAGATCACAGATATTTTGGAATTCAGATTTAGGAAATATCTTTAAGCAACTATATCCAAATTACAACAACAAAAATGATTTAGACTACCCGTCATTACAATTCAAGAAAATATCCGACACATATTACATTATATCTTTTGTTAATGAAATAAATGATGATTATCTATTCTTACCACCCAACTATTCAAATATAGAAGGAAGAAAACTATATTTCCAGTCCACACGTTATGAGAGAGACGCCAAATTACGGCAACAAGCTTTGAATATTCATGGATATTCATGTTTTGTATGCGGATTTAACTTCTTTGAAACATATGGAGAAATTGGACGTCAATTTATCCATGTACATCATATAAATCCACTCTCCCAAATTGGTGAACAATCCGTAAATCCAATTACAGATTTAGTTCCTGTATGCCCCAATTGTCATTGTATGATCCATAGAGATAAAAAACATATTCTAACAATTGAAGAATTGAAACAAATACTCAAAATAAATGGAAAATAAATATTCTTCCGCACATATAAGAAGTTCATCATTTTTTCTTTTTTAGTCATTGATAAACTCATCCTCATTTTCCCCTATCTCGTTTTTTACAGGCTTCTTCACCGGAACTCGGATCGCCTTTTCTGTAAACTTACTCGATAGATACTGTTTCGCTTCGATCCAACTTGAAAAGTGCAAATCTGGATCAGTGTAAAGTGACAGGATCGTTTCATTTAGTTTGTCGAGTGCTCCGTATGAGCTTGAATTTATCGTGCCGTCTAAAGGTGAAAACTTGGCAACTAAGCCGTTATAATTCTCTGAAACAAATCGGTCGATATACTTCCGATTCCGTTCATTTGCTTCGGTCCGCTCTGCGGGAACGTCGTGCAAATAGTTTGTGTTTGATAGTTTTCTAATCATATTAAAATCCTTCTAATCGTTTTTGTCCGTGCATTTCGTCCACCTTGTACTGTGGTAGTTTCCGTTTTGGTTTTACATACTCGAAATGTCGTTCTGCTTCTGATAGATCATAGAACATTTCTTTGATTTCGTCCGGTAATACTTCTTCTTCGTCATCATCGGGCATCGGATCAGCAACCCGGAGAAAGCAGCCTAAAATGTACTGCATGATTTCGTATGTACTCTTGAAATGGTAGTCGGTTTTGATCTTGTCTAGTCGCCGCCATTGGTCCAGATCGACGCGAACCGGAATTTTCTTGAAATAGACGAATTTCTTTTTTCTTCTTCGCATAGTTTCTTTATTTTAATTATCTTCTACTAGCTCCATTCAAGTCCAAAACGTTGAACATCTCGTTTATTCGGTCCGCGATATACGCGCCGTAAATAGTCTGTATTTCCTTGATCGTTAGATTTGTCGTTACATGGGTTATCGCTTCATGTCTCAACTCGTACCGACATTGGAAAATATACTGCATCACGTTCAACTCAGTGCCGAAATACTTCGCCGGGATTGGTTCTCGTCCTAGTTCATCGAAACAAATCATTCGCGGCGAACCGTTGTTATACGTGTACAACTCTAGCGCATCCTTTCCACGCATTGAAAAGCTATTCGCAATGAAGGAAGCCGAGTCTATCCTAAAACCGCCGACTGGATAACCGCCCTTCGCTTTGCCACGTGTGAAATACCCGTATCGGTTTAAAATCTGCATGATAGTACTTTTCCCGGTCCCAATGTCACCCCTCAACAATAGCCCTTTGTTTGTATCTAATTTACCACGTCCTTCTGTATACAAAAAGAGTTGATTCATTAGGTTCTTATTGGAGTCGTCAATCTTAAAACCGGGACAAACGTACTTACAACACGCTTTAAACCATTCCGGGCGTTTCCCTATTTCTATCGGCTCATCATAATACGGTAGTCCGTATGATAGTATCGCCGCTATCGGTAGAGTTTGTTTGCTTCTTGTTTCCATATTCATTTTTATTGTTTTTCAGTTCAAAGAATCCCGCCCAATTATTTGCAATCGCTTCATTTATGATTTGAGATGCAATCGCCGGATTATCTTTGCTCAATTTCACTAATTTGCTGTAACACGCTTTAAGCGACTTTTCCGATTTGTAATTTTCCCGTCTGTCTTTTTTGTATTCAAGCCAAAGAATAAACGTCTCTAAAAACTCGTTAGATATAAAATCAAAATCTCCATGAGAGACTTTAGAGAGTATATTTTCGTTTGGTTTCTGTTTTAGTTTATTATAGTCCGTACTATTGGTAGTACTATTGGTTGCCTTATCTCCCCTCTTATCGGTTGGTTTATCGGGCGTATTATCTACCGTATTATTTACGGTAGTCATTACGGTAGTTTTAAACTCCTTCACAAAAGAATAGGAACTAACAACACGTCTACTTTTACCAGATCTATAATAAATCAATCCTGCGTTTATCAAAGACTCGCGAGCTTTTACAAGTGTTCTCTCGTTCACGTTAAGCGCAAAACAAAGTTCAATGTTCGAGCAATCGAAAACGTCCCTCCAATCTTCGCCGTTACAAATAGCCACTAGTTCGTAAAATAGGGCTTGTTCGGTGGCGGTAAATCTGAAACGTCGTCTCGCTTTTCTCATCTTCTCAGTTAGCGTATATCCGTCTATATTCATCACACTTATAAAGTCTATCGCGCTACATAATAACTACAAATCCTTATCCCTATGGACCGCCCCACTTTAAGGACGGAGCAATAACAAATAAAGTTCTTTTCTTCTCCGCCGTTCCGACACGTCCGGCAATCGCTTTTGTGTACCTGTGTTGTTTTCTTCGCCATTTTATACCTCCTTTATTCTGATTCCATGAACGTAAAGCATGAGCTTCCGTTTGATTATATACTCCTTTGTTCGAACTCCTTTCGTATCCTCAACGACATACTCGCCATTTCGATAATAAACGAAGTCTGCGATATAGTAAACGCCTCGTTCTAGAAGTTCCTTTTTACGCAGCATCTTCCGCACTCCCTGCACTTCATAGAAACGATATTGGGGCGAAATAAGCTCGTATTTTACTTGCTCTTGCAATCCGGTTATAATCCCCTTCTTTTCGAGTAGTTTCAACTCCTTAGCGCGCCGATACTCCTTTTTAGAGTCGTATCCCTCTATCTTTACATTGTTATACTTTGCCATGTCTTTATTTTGGTTTGTGAATGTGGATAAGCTCGGATTTGAACCGAGATTTGTCGCAGACCGCTTGCGAACGTCCGTCACGATCGGAACCAATTCCACGCACTAGGGTGGAGCGTTTACCAATTCCGCCACTTATCCGATTTGCCGGGACTTTCACCCGGCTTATTATTAGAATTTAAGAGAATCAGCCGTAAGGGAATCACATTTGTATACATGGTATCCATTGCCCGAAATACTTCTTAAAAAATAGACATTGCCTTTGGCGTCTTTAACCAAATGGTTATTTAATCCATTCCGATCACACGAGAACAGGCAAAGAGCCATTAAAACAAACAGAATCTTTCTCATTTACTTTCTCCCTCCTTTACTCCATATGGGTAGACATCTACAATCGCCGTTTCTTTCAACGAAATCGAAGAATAATCCGCCATCGTTCCTTTCATACCTTCGTCGAGTTTCTTCATTGCGTCGTGAATGTCTGCGGCTTGTACCAGAACATTCGTATAAGTCCGCTTTTCTTTGCCGCTTACTTCGTCCACCGTAATAAAAGCGAGTCGTCCAGCATACCATTTATCAGCAGAATCTTCTTCGCTCGTAAATATCTCGCTATAATGTGCGCGGGAAATGTCGGACACTGTAAACTCACCGGAGATAAACGGAGTCATTTCTTCGGTTATTCGCGCTTCTGCTTCGGTAAAACTCAGCGCATCGACTAAATACGGTTCTGTTACTTTCTTTTGCATTCCGTTTTCCATTACTTTCTCGTAACGGATTTTTGTTAAAAACCAATTGTGCATAATTTCGTGTTTATTAAAGTGTTTATAAAAAATGTGATTAATCGTGTTGTGTTAGTGTTGTGACGGTTATTTCTTTGTCAGTTTGCGTATTTCTTTCCGTAGCTTATAAATCTGATTCTTCACCGGGACGCTGTTTTTCGCGTCCGGCTTTAACGTCTCGATCTGTATCTTTAATTCTAGGACCGATTTTGCCTTATCGACACAATCAAGTAAATCCAGACCGGAACGAATAGATTCGTCTATCATTTCACTAGCTAACCGGATACGATCATAGAGCTTCTTTATGTTTTCTGCATGATCGGCGCGATTCATTTCAAGTATCCGACCGTCGTTCACGTAGCCATCATAAATGACATAATACAACTTATCTACGTCCGGGCGACCGAGGAAATGACCGAGGAACTGCCAATAGTATTCATCTTTTTCGTCGATGGTATTCCCGAATTGCAGAGATTCGATTTTACCCTGCGACATCGGGCATTTGATTTCGCCTAGAGCGATAACTTTCCCGTCGAATCCATACACATAGAAATCGGGGGAATCTCCGAACCCTTCAAACGGTTCATTGAAAACAATGTCTTTAAAATCGGTTGTACACGATTTGATTTCATTCATTAGTTGGGTCCTCACCCACTCGACCGCTAGCGGTTCGTTTTCGTGTCCCCAATCAAACGCTTTATTACTTCCGTTTTCCCGTATCGTCCCGGTCCTGCGTTCGTATCGTACTAAATACATCGCATCAAACGCACCCTTACCAAACGGACAACCTTTGCCCGCTTTCATTAAATCGGGAAGCGTAGAGGCAGTTATTTTGCCTCGTCTCCTTTCCTTCCATTCGATTTCTTTTTGCTCACTTGATTTCATGTGCTACTAATTCTTTGATTTGTTCTTTTGTTAGTTTGTATTTCATTTGGACTTGCGCAACTGTATAGCCGCCCGCCAATGCGTCTAGAATGTTTTTCCAGATCACCGATCCAGTTTCAACCGTAGGCAATGAGTTTTCAACTTTCGGGATGAATGGACGAATACGGAGCGAATCAACTTTTTCGCCGAAAGCGTCCACCATTACCGCACCTATCTGAATTTGCTTGTTTATCCATTCCTCGAAATTCGGTGTTTTGAAAATCTTCGTCATAGTTTTGCAGTTCGTCCGGTTGAGGATCATCGGTTTTACATTCTCGAAGAAGTAAGCGACGAAGCATTCTTCTTTCTTTCCAGACGCACCGACTACCTGTTCTCTTTTCGTTTCACGGATGGTGAGAACTATATCTTTTCCGTCCGGTAGGCTGTAAGCGCCTAAATAGTCATAATTAAATTGAGTTTTCCAATGTGTCATTGTCGTGTGTAATTTAGTTATGATTCGAACATCGCTTTTAATATGAAAACGAGAAAGATTACAGCTAATAATATCGCTATTGGAATCCATAAAGGAGAAGTCACCCACCACCAAGACCAATCGATATAATTTGTGAGTTTCAATACGATAAAAACGATAGTAAGTAATCCGCAAAAACCAATGCTACTACCTTTTGAGTTATTACTTGTACTCATATTCATATACAGTTACCTATACACCGTAAGGTTTTATTGTTTTGTTTAAAAATTATCCGATCCACCTTGATAAAGCGACTCATAACAGCGAGCGCAAACAGTTATTATCTTTGTTCCGCGTCTGCCGCGCTCATATGTTTCGACTTCTATCTCAATTTCTTCGCCCGGTTCGATTTCTTCGCCGCAATCTTCGCAAGTTAGAGTATCAGCAGGACACGCGCCTAGCACCGTACACATTCGACAGTTACCGATACATTGATGATTCGCTGCCATGTCTTTTTACGTTTATATAGTTACAGACTAGCACATAGATAATCGTTAGAAACACGATCAGAAGTGCGATGATAAGTTTACCCGGCTTTGGGTCGCCATCTGCGAGGCTGCACGCTAGGAGCATTAAGATGATAGCGATAGGGCTTTGTTTGAGTGTTAGCATGATGTTTTGTTTTAGTGTGTTATACTACTTTATTACTTTGTATGAATCTATCTATACTTGATATATCATACCAGATCATCTTTCCGAATTGGGAGAAAGAAACGAGCGCATTCTCTCGGAGTGTTTTTAAAAAGTCATCCGAGCAACCTATGTAGGATTTTGCCTCGTCTTTGCTGAGCCATTTCTTTGCGATTGGTTCAACTTTTCCGATTGTTTTAGTTCTTCCCATTGCTTGTTATTCTTTGCGTTCAACATAAATGTTATCTCCGTCGATCCAAGTTCTAAAAATTTTATCTTCATCGGTTTTTAAATCGGATGCGGTTGTTCTAACAGATTTCCTTCGATTACGTGGAAAATCGGTTCTTTGCCCTACTTCCATCGCTTGCAATGTTGGTTTAATTGGTGTCGTGTTCATTCTTGTTGTTTTCATAATTCCTTTGTTTTATTTGTTAGTTCTTTATTGATTGATTAACTTTGATGCGACAAAGATAAGTCCATTATTGGACTATACAAAACAAATAGTCCAATAATTAACCAAAATAGTCCATATTTAGACTATTTCCAAATAATAACCAATAATGGAAACACTAGAGAAACTAAGATTTCTAATTGATAAAGAGATAGTTAGCAGATACGAATTGGCTAAAGATTTAGGAATGAGCAAATCGACATTAACTAATTATTATGAAGGGATAACAACGCCAAGTAGTCTAAGATTGGACGTTATTGAAACTTATATTAACAAAAGATTCGGATCAAATTTAAATTGTTCAACCGAAAAGCAACAAGATAACCCCTTAGAAAACAATAACTATACCCTTCATTACGATGGCCTAAAAGGCAAAGCCATTCCGCATATAGACATAGTAACCGCTTCGTGCGGTCTGCCCAATGGCTTTAACTCTGCAATAACAAAAGGAGACTGTGAGCGATATATTATCCCCGATATGCCCGGTTGTGATTTCACGATCCGAGCCGGAGGTCGTAGTATGATTAACAGAAACGTCCCAGAACGGAGCATTAATGATCGGGACATTGTAGGATGCCGGATCGTTACAACTAGATCACATGTAAGATGGGGTGAGGTATACGCTTTAGCAACATACGACGGTATAATGATAAAAAAGGTCGAAGAATCAGAACAGGAAGGATATATAAGATGTGTTCCTTTTAATAAGGAGGAAGGTTTTAAACCTTATGATGTTCCGGTCAATGAAATACACGATTGGGCGCTAGTCGTCGGTGTGGTAAGCGTGAAAACATGGATTTAGACTAATAACCAATAACAAAACAAAATGAAGAAGCTATTATACTTTGTGTTTGTATTATCTTTCATGGGATGCAGTAACGAAAGTACAGAAATAGAAAATTATATTGATGATAATTCCAATATAAATAAACCCGAAATTACTCAATCAGTTAATGGATTTGATTGCCATATTGAGTTTACAGGAAATAAATATATAGTTAAGGCTTATAAAGGAAAAGAGCTTAGCTTCACAATATCCGATGAAATCACAGATAGAAAGCAATACATAGATTTACAATATGGGCAAAAAAAAGAAATTATAATATCTAATATTCAAATATATAACATTTTGCAATATAAAGATACATTCTATTTACTTCTCAATTTATCAAACAATGAAGGAATCGTTTTTTGGGGAATAAGAAAATTCTATTCTATTGAAAAAGATGTAATTAACAAGCAAACATTTAACAATATTATTTTTTTACCTACAATAATGCGCTTTTGGTTTGAAAATAGTCTTTTATTTACTGCTAACTCTACAATCTATCCAGAAGCCAGTATATCCGAATCACGTATTTATGACAGTCAATTTAATCTAATAACAAACCAATATCCAACAGGGAAAGTACTAGATATGTTTCATACTATCGATGTTAGTGGCGGGAAAAACCCTTTCGGCGGTTATAATGCTAATAATATCATATATAAAGACATAAGAGAGCCGAATAAAAACTTATGGGTATTTGAATTTGATGTTTCGAATAACGATTTTATTATAAATGAATGGGAAGCATCAACCTTGTACAACTCCATATCGGTCGTCATTGATATAACATATAAAAACGGAGAAAAAGAAAGACTAAAATATGAACTAGACAAAGAAATCGGGATTCCTGTTCTATGAAATCAATGCTCCAATCCTAACAAATATTATCAACTACTAAAACAAACTAGCATGAAAAACCAAATCAAATCATATTGGAGTAACTGGTTGTCGATCGCTGCTATTATATGTAGCGTTACTGCACTGATTAGATGTGAGCCTTTTGCATTTACTGACTCATGTCTATCATGGGTAATAGGTATATCAATAGCCTTGACAAGCATAGGAGTGGTAATAGTATTAGGATATCAGATATATAATTCTGCCACTTTGGATAAAAGAATGAAAGAAATGTTCGACGAAAGAACAAATAAAGTGAAAGAAGATTTGTCTATATCTGCTGCTAGAGCTTCCGCCGCCACTCTATACCAAGCTACTGGCATTGGCATAAAAGTGGATTATGCAACTAAGGACTTTTCGGGTATGATAAGGACATTAAAAACTATGTTGGAGTATGCAATAAACTTAAATGATACGGAAACATTAAGTGATATTGCTAGGCTTATTGTTAATTCATGGGAACTTATTAATCGGGAAAAATCGCACGATAAACGAGTGGATAGTACTCTTTTAGGTATTGCGCTAGAGGTTCTGCCTCGGCTTTCCGCTTCTGACGTTCAAGTTCCTCGGCTTTTTGAGATGATAAATCAGATACAATCCGAGAAATCAAATACACCCCAGAGCCAAAAATAAATATAGCAAGTGGCGAGAAAATCAATAATATTACAATGCCAGAAATCCATTCCATAAGATAAATTTTAATTGTTAATAAATAGATCGGTATTATTTTTTTTTCAAATAAGATAAAGAAGCAGGAATAAAACTTTGCTCTCCGGTTCTGATATAATTATAGAGTCTATCTGATAATTCAAGCAAGGTCATGTCTTCCATATCGCGGAATCCCATAGTTTTAACCTGTTCTTTCTTGGCAAAGATTAATACAGCTTGCTCAACGCAAAATGTTCTTAGTTCTTCATCTGTCATAATAGTACTTTTTACTATTAGCCGGATAGATTAGAAACAGATAGCTTTAAATTCAAACGAATAAAGTTTGCTATTTTTGATTGATTGATTAACTTTGTAACGCAAAAAGTTCTTTGAAAGATTCGCATGCAATAAATGTATTCATAGGTCATGGCATTTATTTTGATTTCTCAATGCAAATTTAATGCAAATGATTCTTAGATCATAGATAAAGGCTTAATAATCAGTGGGATTAAAATTAGGAAATTACGTCTCTCACGCATGTAATACGAGTTCGATTCTCGTACCCACTACTCTATTTTAGTTAGCCTCTTACATTGAAGTAAGAGGCTTTTTTTATTATGTTCATATCTCAAGAAATGGAATATAACGTAAAAGAATTGAAAAAGGTATTGATTGAACAATGCAAAGAAGAAGGTATTTATTACGCATTGATAGCAATCAACAAACAGACGAAAGAGATCGTTTTGCCACAAAGCCTTGATAACGCTTTAAATAATCCGGATTACTGCGTCTTTAAATGCAGGAAAGTGAAGGATGAATATAAAGTAGAAGAGGTAAAATAAGCATAATTAAAAAAAGAAGGATATGCTTATTGATATTGTATTAAGATGTTAAAAGATTTAATAATTATTTGAGCATTCAAAGTTTTTTCTGTAAAAGAATGTTATATCCATGTAAAACGATTGTGTTTCACATGGATACCCGCCAACAAATGAAGAAAAACGCTGCTTAC